CTAGGCATAGTATTAGCAACGTGGTCTGTTCTACCTTGCTCATTAGCCATATAACCACCACCAACGTCTATACGTGATTGAGGGTTAGATGTGCCGAAGCCTGTGTCACCTGTAGAGGTGATACGCATCTTCTCAGTGTTGTTAGTACCAAATGTCATTGCACCGTTATAATTATTAAAGATTCTTGACTCATCACTTGTTTCTTGACTTATCTTTAATCCTGAACTGTCCGTACTAGCGTTCTTTACGACTAATGTGCCTGAACCTTGTGTAATACCACTAGCCGCATATACATCACCCTCATGGTCGACTGTAAATGTCTTACCACTCGAGTTCTCTATGCGTAATCCAACTTCGTTGGTAGCCCCTGTTCTTACCGTCAAGTTACCATTAGGGGTAGTCGTTCCGATGCCAACTCGCCCCGATATATCAATACCAAACCTACTTACAGTCGGATCACCTCCTGAGGTTGTGCTTTGTTTTATATTTAAGCCACCCCAAACACCCGATCCGAAATCATTTGTTATAATTTTCCAATTTCTATTTTGTGAGTACGTGTGCTTTGAGTCAAGGCGCATTGTCGCATATACATCACCTTCTACGTGTAACAAAGCGTTAGGTGACGAAGTACCAATACCCACGCCAGTAGAGTCGATACGCATCTTCTCATTAGTGTTTACGCTGAATGTGTACTCGCCAGATGCTCCTGTATCAAAACCAACTTCATTGCTTGCGCCAGAGTCATAAGTAAGATTAAAATATTGTGTACTTGCTCCTCCACTATCATACATCTTGATACCACCTACGTTCTCACCTGTATTTGATATTGTTAGGAATGGAGAATTATCTTCAAGGAGCATATCTCCGTTAGAGGTAAAACCATCACAAGTAACACTACCAGTAACATCAATACTACCGCCAATCGCACCGCCTGCTGATAAATCACCGGGATCGCCTTTATCACCTTTCAATGCGGCCAATTGTGCAGCGGTAAAATCATCATGGGTGAATGCCAGTGCTGCTAACTCAGTGGCAGTAAAATCCGCATGGGTGAATGCCAGTGCTGATAATTGTGCAGCGGTAAAGTCTGCATGGCTGAATGCTAGATCAGTCAATTGTTGAGTGGTAAAGTCTGCATGAGTGAATGCCAGTGCTGATAATTGCTCACCGGTAAAGTCCGCATGGGTGAATGCTAATGCTGCTAACTCAGCAGCGGTAAAGTCTGCATGGGTGAACGGTGCGCCTTGGAGGCCAACACCGGCTACGGTTAATTTAACCTCGTCATTGTTAATACTTATCTTCATTTGATTATTGCCTCCACAAATTCAACTTTGCCTCTTAAAACCGAATACTCTTTTGCACCGGTGTAAATTTCCACTTGATAATCGCCCGCTGTTTCTGCAATGTTTACTGTTGCAGTGGCGGGAATATCAACCGAGATGTGATTGGTATTAATGATCGAGATGTATTGCTCGCAATCGAGGATCAAATTGCCCATTGAGTTGCGGATTTGCATGTCTACGCTATAGCCCAATAAATCATAATTTGAATCATCGTCATTAGTGAGCGCCAAATCCATCTCAAAGGTTGAGCCATTTTCAATGGTTATATTATGTTTTCCTGATAACATTTTTTCCTTTTGTTAATGTGTAAAGTTAGTTTTAATCATAATCTGCGCCGTCAATTAATGGAATGTCTGATGTACTGGCGGTGGCCAAAGAATCCGAGGAAACTGGGTTTGTGGTGGTGATCACTGTCCAAACCCAAGCATGTGACATAAAATCATCGTTGGGCATAATTTTGTATAAATCCCTAAAAATTACATCTCGCGCGGCGTATTGATAACCGCCATTAATATAGACCTCATAAAGACAATTAATAAAATCGGTACTAGCGGACGGAAACATACCGGCCGGCTTGGAGAGTGTTGGGGCGGGTGCGGTTACGGTGTTAATATCATAATCACCATCACCCCATTGTTGGCCGCTAGAATCGTCACATGTTGGATTGGCTGTTGGTGCTTCAATATCAATAAAATCTTTTATTTTTAAAATCTTGGCCTCTGAATCATAAACCCTTACATTATCCGAGTTGCGTATCTCAAAGCCAAAATCTAATGTGTTTGTATTTGCATATTTAGTAAACACATACACATTAAACTCGGTTGAAGATGTGGCGTTGTATAGGGCATAATTGCGATGTGCAATGGCGATCCACCAGTTATCGTTTGGCGTTCTGTTGGTTATATAATCAACTGCCACCCAATCGGGAAAATAAACAAAACAAAGCGGTTTACTTTCTGAGCCTGCAACATTTAAGTCTATATAAGATGTCATGTGATTCCATTCATCATTTGCTAAATCTTGACCCACTGCAAAATTAAAATATCCTATATCATCAAACTCATAACCCGTGTGTATGTCATCGGCATCGTGTTTATGGCTAAATGTGTAATATTCGCGATCATCTGCAAAGGTTGCAAAACCATCTACATTTTGAATGTGTATTCCCTGGCTCATCGGACAAACACCTTAATATCATGCTCGATACTATCTTGCACATTTTCATGGTATTGCGAGTCCACATGTGACACCGGCAAATCAACAACATAATCAAATGTAGTTGCGCCATTAGCGGTTGATTGAGTCCATGATAAATTGGTCGTTGTTAATAATCTGAGCATGCGCATGACTGTATAAACCCATTCTGAGTTTGTATCAACATTCCAAATATCCCAACCATGATCACTCAATCCGGCCGATGTGATGGCATACAATTGCGAGCCTGGCGGCAAATTATTATAAGTTTTTGTGCCGCTCGTTTCGCCTTGCACTGTAAATTCTTCTAAAAATAGCATAGAGGTTGAATTGCTATCCATTAGCACCGCATTGTTTGCATCTCTAATCTCAATCCCAACCGCCATTACAATTGCCCTATCTTCACACGCGCTTGATTGAGTGCATCGTAAACGGTGATCGTATTACTGGTGATTTCTAGTCGTGCCTGGTTTAATGATCCGTTGGTGATAGTAACCACGCCCGAAGAATTAACCGTAAATTTTCCACTGCCAATATTGATTGAGCCTGCCGTAATAGCACCTAAATTTGCACTAATATCTGCCAGTTCACTTACGTTAATTTCTGTATCTGTAACCTCATCTAAGGCCGCCAACTCACCCGTTGGAATAGTGCCATCTTGTAAAGACTCCCAAGAAGTGCCATCATAGCGGTGCAAAATATTATCACTGTTGGTGGTGTTAAACCATAAATCTCCGATCTCTAAATCGGCAGTGGGTGCGGTGTTTTGTGAAAACGTTGTCACTCCACCACCAGAACCACCACCAAATAAGGCTGCAATTGAGTGATTATTAATCGTTAGCCAGGCCGAAGAAATACCCATTGCATTAACTGCCTTAATGCGCACGTCAATGATTGTGCCGGATGCAACGCCGCTGATATACAAAGGCGAGGAGTCGGTGCGGTGTTCAATATCCCACACACTATCAGTGGTTGCAATTTGCACAATATAATGATCAACAAAACTGTCGTTTGATGCATCCCACGATAAATAAACACGCGGAGAGGTTGAGCCGTCATCGTTGGTTACTTGATAATTTTCGCCACTATTAACCGCCAAATTGGTTGGTGCTGATACCGAGTAAGGATCGGGTAAATTGGTGTCGGGGATGATTACCGCTTGTGTGCCTGATAACCAACTGTAATTATCATCTTGATGCTCTGTCAATGACACCGCAACATTACCATCTGATTGCAAGTTTAAATCCATTATTCTGAATGGCTTATCCACCCATCCTGGGGTTGAGTGTGTAACCGATACAATATCACCCACTGCTAATTGCAAGGCCTCGGCCGTTGATAAAAAATTACATTTGATGCCTTGTCGTGATTTTTTTAAAATCGTTTTGGCCATGTTTCTGGCCTCATACGGATTTGTCGTGGTTGGTAAATTAATTCGATGCTCTAAATCAAAGCCACCATCCTCAGCTAATAAATTGATATAGTCTGCCGAGCCTGCATCCGGGTATTCGACTTGATCATCTTGCCAGTTATTATCCGGATTAACAAAAGTGGCAATGACTCGATTAAATCGGTTTGATTTTTTCTCACCTGAAAAACTAATGCCATCAATAATGTGGCTTTCATCAAAAGCAAAAATTGGCGATCCTAGATGCTCAATAATTAACTTATAAACACCTTGGGTATATGGCACTAATCCGCGCATGCCGGATAAAAACACCTTAACATTACTCATCACGGTGGCATCGGTTTTAATGATGGCGTTGCATGTGAATAAATTGACATAATTGCCGCCATCATACGGCGTATAAGATAAAGCCTCGCACAAGTCATAAGCCGAATAAAAAGAATTATAACCCTGCTCAAAATCACTGGCGGCCAACCCTTTGCCATATCGAGTATCGGTTAAATAATCCAATAAACATGCTGCCGGATTTGCTGAGTAACTTTTGGCGGTGGTTAGTTGGCCACTTGCATCAAATGTGCGCACTTTTTTACCTTTAACAATGGCGGTGATACTTGGGATTGATCCAAAAATCTCACGATCCCATTTGAGGCGAATGGCTAAATAAGCCACACCCTGCAAACGATGATCAGTTGTCCAACTAGGGGCATTCAAAAGCGTGGAGTCTGCCGCTTGATCATCTGCGCCGAGGTGTTTGTTGATCGTAATTAACCCTTGAAAATCTTGATGAGTTGATAGTTTGTCATTGATGTAAATTGAGCCGATAGAGTCAATCTCACCCTCACACAAAACCAAGGCAATATACAAGTATTGATTATCAGTGCCTGATGTTTCAACAAAAACACGCGTGCCGCCAATCTTGCGCTCACCATAGATAACGGGTATTTGCGCCAAATTTGATTGCTTGTTGACTAATGCGCCATCATTATCGGCCTCAATATCTTCAATATCAGGCTTGAGCGCATAAGATATAAACGCACTGATTACAAAATTAGCAGCCCACCCCCACATTAAGCACGCCCCCATTTGATGTCTTTTACAATATTAGCGGCAAAATCAAACCCCTTATCCCCTGCAAAATGCAAAGATTGTGAGTTTGAATTAGTCACACGGCCGGATTTTTTCTCAAAGTCTGCCCAGTGTGAGGCCAAATCAACCTCGATAGTTGAAGTGTTTTTACTGTCTTTGATGTTGTAGGTGTCAATTCTGCCGTCATAAATTAACACCGGCTCACCAATAATGGCGTTTTGATCATTTAAAAATGCTCTTAAAACTCTAACCTGGCGGGCAACATAGCTACCATTTATAAAAGCACTTATAAATAATTGCTCAACACCTGATAAAACCAACTTAGTTGTGCCAACGCGCAACTCGGATGATTCGCGCACGGTTTGCACGTTTAAAAAATGACTAGATGATACAAACGTATGGCCACCAAAAACCATATCTTGGCCGGCATCGGTTAAATAGCTGCTCGTATCTAGGTGGATTTCTAGCAGGTGGCACATTGTCACTGAGTCTTTGGCCAGTTCTTGTGCGACTAATGCATTAATGGCTCTGCTCATAATGCCTCGATAAAATCGACTTCATAGCTAAACAAGCCATCGTTACTAATGCCAAATTCTTGCACGTCATTTTTTAGGCGCACTTTCATGGTGACATTTTGATAATTAACCACTTCACCATTAGCAATGCCAATTCTAAGTGGCGGCATAATGTCGATTGATGTGGTGGTGGCGGCCGTGATCATGTATGTTTTATCGTGGCCAAATTTAACCATGTCACCGGCAAGCAATGTTCCAACAGCACCACCCACGGTGATGTTTGTTGATCCGGCTGTATGTGTTGCGGTGGATTTTAGCGTACCGGTTGCAGCGCCGTTGGAATCATCAAGCACAGGCAATTGGATGCTAAAGGTTTGATGTTGTCCACGCTGCGCCATAAGATAAGCATAAACTGGCATAAACTCGCTGCGGGTCATGGGTGGATAAGCTGCGCTAAACTCCCAAAATTGACTGGCTATTTTTCGAGATTGAGTGCGGCCATTAACCGATTGACTGACAAGCGTTTTGTCGTTTGATCTTAAATTTAACGATTGAAAAACCGGTGTTGTTGGGTAGGCCATTATGCAGTTACTCCGCTAATGCCGCGATCATTCATGGCGTTATTAATAAGGCCAACGATCATGCCGCGGCGTGACTCTAGCAAATCATCAAAACCGGTGGTGTCGTTAGCGGTAATATTAAAGCTAACATTAACGCTTTTGCCGCCACCGCCGAGTTGATTATTTGGGATGATTGTGCCTGCTCTATCCGGAATAAATAATTCAGCGCCGGCTTCTCCCACTACGGATGGCACGCCAACCGGTGGTCTGCCACCATTGGCAAAACCTAAAAGGCCGGCAATGCCGCCGCCTGATCCACTAAACATTGCTTTGCGGATTGATAACTTCATCAAATCGGCAAGGATTGATCGTGCCAAAGATTTCCAATCTGTTTTAACACCCATCATCATGTTGGTTAGTGCATCCGCCGTACTATTTAGGGCGTTTTCAGTGATTGAAGCAATTGAGGCTGTGCCGGATTTAACCGAATTTTTATATGACTCAAAACCGGTTTTCATCTGATCCCAAATGGTTGGTGCTGCTGTTTTTGTTGCGCCTTTTTTATTGCCAGTTAAATCGTCCGCTGTTTTTTTAAGTTTTTCTGCCTCTTTGCTTACAGCCTCAATTGGGATCAACATGCCGCTCAATGATGAGGTGATGTGCGATAGATCAATTTTTTCAATACTGGTAAAACTGTCTTTGCTTTCTGTTAATTCCTGGTTTAGTTCTTTCAATCTTTCATTTGCAATACCCAACGATGACTCATCGCCAACGCCTAGAAGATCTAATAATCCCGTGCCGCTGTTTGCACTGGCTTTAAGCATGCCGATGCTCATTTCAAGACTTGTAATATCTTGCTGAATTTCACTCAATCCGCGCTTGCCCATGCCGGGTAGTTTTTCAATGAGTTGCCCAAAGCTAATCAATGAATTGCCCATCATTTGGATTGACTCAACAATTGAGATGCTCGCATAAATAACCGAATTTGCAATTGATCTTGCAACGTTGCCGATGCCGTCATTTTCATCAATTTTGGCGGTTGCCCATTCTCTCAAGTTATTGGTGACTTTTTCAATCAGCGGCGCAAGGTTTGCAATCGCTTTACTAAAGGCCGCGGTCATAAATGATTTTAAGCGGGTGATGGCATCATTAGCTTTTTCAACGCCTGCAACCATCGATGTTGTCATTGTGATGCCAAGTTTATCAGCCTCAAGCATTGAGTCATGCATGGCCTTTGATCCACCCTCAAGCACATTGATCAGGCCTGCACCACGTGCGCCAAATAGCTTATAAGCTAAATCAGCTTTTTCAGTCTTGTTGGTCATGCCTGCGGTAACGTCTGCAACATCACTCATCACATCGGTAACAGATCGCAACGTGCCATCTGAGTTAGTCACCTCAATGCCGTATTTTTTAAACACGTCTTTTGCCAGGCCAACGCCGCGGCTCATGTCTGCCATGTTGACGGATAATTTTTGTATAGCCTTATCGAGTTGCTTTGACTCCATGCCACCAATACTGGCTGCATGTCTAAGTCTTGATAAGTTTTCAACACTCACACCAATCGTGCGGCTCATCTTGCCCAATTCATCGGTGGCATCCATTGACTGCTTGACCAGGTAGCCAATACCGGCAATACCGGCGGCCGAAACCATGCCAGTTTTTAAGCTAAAAACCGCCTTACGAGTTCTGTTTAAACCACGGCCAATCGCCTTAAAAGCCTTTTTGGTCTTGTCTTGCAGCTTAATGGTATATTTTGACTCAACCGATCTAGCCATTTTTTTTATCCCTTATCTCAAAATAGGCAACCCACAAAGTTAGTTCTGCCGTTGTTAGTTCTAAAATCTCATCAATTGACTTGTGCAAATGCTCCGCTAATTGACACGCAAAGTGCAAATCGCCATCGGCGGCTAAGGCTTTTTTGCCTCATCAACCGTTGGCTCATCGTCTGTTAGTGCCTCAACAACCCTAGAAACAACCGAGATGTCGTACTCATGCATTAACTCGGATAATTCTGAAACGCGCCAAATTGACTCGCCTTCCTTATTAAGTCCTCGCATAATGAGTGCCATGCATACAGCCTCAACGGTTTTGCCCTGATCATATAGTTTTAAAATCTGAGCCTGTTTTTTACCGCTAATCGCACTTTTAAAATAGATTGTATCATCCCATTCCGGCACTAAAATCGAGTTTAATTCGCCCGATAATCTCGCCTTAAATTGCGCCTTTGCGTTGTCTTTTATGCCCATAAATTATGCGTATGTTAAAGCGCCCGTACCCGTGAAAGAGAAAGAGGCATTGATCATGTCATCTGTTGACGAATCGATTGTCAATGAGTCAACGTGTGCTGATCCAGTGAATGATTTTCCGGCTGTTGGGTAAAAAGTAATCGTTACCTGCGCGCCTGCTGTCAATGTGCCTTGTGCTGTGTCATCGTCTGACCAAAAGCAATCACATGATCCCGACCATGATGTTTTGCCTGCAACAAACGTTTTGGCAGTTGATGCCATGTTTGTTGTTTCGATTGGGTCTGATTTTTGATCAACGTTGAATGATTTTAATTCTGCTAAAACATCTGATCCAACTTTGATGCTGCCGCCCGTGCCGTCATGTATTGCCATTTTCTACTCCTTTAAGTTTAATATTTTTTTTTGGCTCTTTTTCGAGTGTCCAACCTCGTGCTTGCGCAGTTACTATTTGAGAGGGATGCACATTAACTGGCATCGATCCTTGCTTGTACATTTCCGGCATATAGCCTCCTTAACTAATCAAAGTTGTCACATCTGATTTGTCCACTCGATAGAGTGCCACAAAGCGCATGTGCATTAATGCGGTGGGTTGGTCACTCTCGCCGCTGTATTCAATCTCAACACCATCTAAATCGATGTCCTTACATAACCCGCCCAATGTGGTGTCACCATTTGCAAAAATGGCCGTTTCAACCTCAGCACCGATGGTGTCCAAAATATCGTCAAAATTACCTACGGCCTTGACCCTAACCTCAACCACAACATTGAGCAGGCGCAATTGGCGCGTGCCTGCCTCCTCGCCCAACTCCTCACCGGTTGTATAAATTGCCAATGATGGCAACAACTCGTGCGGATAAACGCGGCTTGCAAATACGTTGTCGGCCGTTGTTAATAAACCCGTTAATGTGGTTTTTAGCTGATCGCGTATTTGTTGTCTTGCGTGGCTCATTGTTTCTCTAATATTAAACTGATCAAACCAGTACCATCCGGTTGCATGCCTGCAATATGATGGGTTGCTGATCCTATAATCACCGCATCGCCGTGTTTAATTTCCGGCAATTTGGATTTCTCGCATGTAAAAATTGGGCGCATACCCTCCATGCCTTGCACTTCTACATATTGAGAGTCGAATATACCCACCACCGTAAAATCTCCAATAACTGCGTTATCGGCCATCTCATTGGGGTCTAAAAATTCGGATAAATTCTCAATAAACATGCTTTATTTTTTCGCCTTTTTCTTTGGCTTAGGTTTTGGCACAATTGCCCACCCTTTTTTTACTAACCACTCGCCAACACTGGCGGTGGTTTCTAGTGACTGCCCGATGCGAACATCTCGGCTGTCAACGATTGTTTGTTTGGTCATTTCAATTTTCATATTAATGCCTTTTTTTGGTTGGCCGCCGGGTGTTAAACCGGCCGCCGTTTGTGTTGTTAGCAACTACTTATGCACC